CCATCAATCTCTTTTGATATACGAGACACTCCCACAATACCGTCAACAAACCCTCCCCGCTTGAAGACAGCCACCTTGAGCTTAATTGACTTTTTAAGCATCCCCGTTTTCCCTTGAGGCGCCGCCGCTCGCACCTCGGCGACGATTGGTTTCATCGTCGCCCGTACAGCTTTTTTCAGCTCGCGATCCTTCACGCGCTTGACGAGTCGTTGCGTCGCGCGTGTGTATTTGGCCAACTCGCTCGGCGGAAATCGCATTCGGATTTTAATCGCCATCTGTCGACCCCTTTGTTGTGAGCTCTAGATATTCTGCGCCAACTTCGCGAACCGTGATAATGGTAAAGAGCCGCCCGCCAAAGCTGACCCGATCATCGCTCGCAATGTCTGCCGTCTCGCTCGTGTTGTAGAGCGTCCAATCCGTAAACATTGCGGCTTCGACTTTCTTGGCGTCGCCTTCGCTCTCCCAGGACGCCCGCGCCCGTCGGTCAAATCGCTTAGCCCAGACGGTCGCGATCGTCGTCCAGGAATCAGTCAGAGCGCCCAGAGCGGTAAGCGTTCCCGCTCGCCGCTCTAGGGTTATCTTTTTAGTCAACTGTCCTGGATCGACTGACATATTGCTTACGAGAGCACAGGTTTTCGAGTTACCATGATTTTACCAGCGACATCACACTCAACTGTAATACTCCCGCTTGCGGAAAAAAGTGACGATACTGGCAGGATCGTTACTGCATCTGCCGCAACATTAATAGTCACATCTGGGATCGTGGTTGATAGCGACGCATAGTCTGCGGGCTGCTTGGTTTTGATCGTAAAAACTGAGGACCCTACAGTATCATTTCGCAGGATAATAAATTCAGAACTTTGAAAGGTGAAAATTGACCCATTGCCTGAGCCAAGAACCATCGTCTGGTAATTGCCTCCAGAGCCCAAGGCTGTACCGACTTGGGATACGGTAGTTAAAGGGAGTGGTTGTGTTGCCATATATTATCTTTCGTGGTGGTGGTAAATAAACGGGGAAATGAGTGTATTAAATGCAAGAGGGAGTTCGCGCGGCTCTATCTCTCTAATGTTGACGACGCTGGAACGGTGCGTGTAAAAATGCGACAAGCACAGTTTGATTGAGTGGACCAACTCAGCAGGCACGTCAGACGACGCGTCGCCATAGCCTGCGACAAACGTTATGCGCAAAGGGTTTTCATATTTGCGATCGTAGCTCGGGAAGTTATCAAACCTGACCGCGCCTGGCTCGGCGTCAGAATTAACTTCGTAGTTCGACGCCGCGTAAGTCTGGAGCGTGCCGTCGGTAGTGTCTCTGTATTCGACCGTCGAAACCGAGACCAGCGGCACGCGCGGCAAAGTCAGGACCGAGCTTGGGAACCGCTTGTATGTCGCTTGCCAAGTCTGCGTTATCAGCGCTCGGCTTGTGATCGTCTCGACCAGGCTCCGCGAAGCTGTAATTATTGCAGCGATGTAGGCGTCATCGTCGGCAGTAGTCACTCGTAGGTGTGTCTTTGCCTCTGCCGTCGTTACCGGCTCGGTCGCTGGCGCGGATGTCCTGACTAGTGATTGATACATCGCGAGGCGTCCTAATCGTTACCGGCCTTTTTCGCTGCCTTCGCAAATGCGTTGCGCTTCTCGACCGCGTCTTGATTCATCGTCGCTGTACGCTTGGCCTCATCGACAAGCGCAACCGCTGCGCCGTCTGCAATCCAGTCCTTTGCGGTTGCTGTCGACACATCCATAACGTCGCCGGGAGCGCCGTTGAGCGCCGTGTCCGGCCCGCATGTCCTTTTGGTTAATCTAATTTTCATGGCTTGGAAAAGTGGTACCCTCGGCGATTAAAGAACTCTGCCAAACCAACAGAGACAACCACTCACCAAGGGATTTTACGGGTTGTTTTTTGGGTCCTAACCAACAGGATGAACCAAGATTATATTATGCGGTGCCTTCGGCTGGGCTCACATGTGTCTCTTGCGTTGCGATCGATTCGACCGGCGCTTTTCGCGCGCGGTATTGGATCGCGTAAACAGCTTCGGCGACGGTCGTTGCTCCGGCCCTCACGATTTCCGCGCGAAGATAGCGCTTCGCCGGTTTGAAGATGTCGATTGCAACCAAGTCCGCCGAGGTTGCTGGGACCTGCTTTGTACCTGCGAGGTCCACGAATGTCGTATCGTCAGACGATTGCGCAACGTTGATAGAGTTGCCAGCGTTGGCGGTTGCAAGCGCGCCAACAAAAAGCACTCCGTCGAAACCTTGCATGTCAACGGACGACGTATTAAGCGCAGTGGTTCCGGTCGCGGCTGTAGTGTTTACGACCGTCACCTTGATATTATCGAGTAAGTTCATTTTCAGTTTTTCCTAATCTGTTTCTGTTTTTGCCGACTCGACTTATGCCAATGTGACCCGTGCGAATGCCTCTTCGAGAACTGGCATTCCGTCAGTTTCTTTTCGTCCAATAAATCCAACGCGATTGGATTCAGCATACAATTCGTTGAGTCGAGTGACCCGGAGGTCAAGCGAATCCGCTATGTAGTATTTTGAAAAGTCGCCGATCATCCCGACGTAAAGCCCGGTAGTGAAAGTGTTTGGCGCATACTCAGAGACGTGATAAGGCACATCTAGAATACGATCTGGCTGACCAGCTTGTAGGCCAGGCATCCAGAGATATTGGTTGTTGCCATCTTTGAGCTTGCGGATATTTCGGATAGCGTCGCGGTGAAAAATCCAAGCGGCCCGCGCCCAGTATTGGCCCTTGAGGCTGTACTTAGCGTTGATTAATCCATCCGGGTGGATCGCTGTGGCCGTGTTGTCTGTAGCCACGTCGCGGCCTGTAGAGATCCCTTGAGCGCTGGCCGTGAAAAGTCCCAGCGGTCGTTGAACTCCGGAGCCAGTCATGAATGCGTTCTCCTCCGCGATCGCGAATTTATACGCCAGGCGCTCCATTACGAGAGCATCGACCGCCGAGTTGCGCATAAGCGTCTCAGAGACCTTGACACGCTTGGCAAGTGGATTGGTTGTGAATTCGCGCTTACCGATCGCCATAGCCGTATCATCGGTGCCGGTTGCGATCTCGCTGGTCCAATCCGGATCGTCCGGATCTGTATCGAGCGATGGGAATCCAAGACTGTGGGCGCCCTGAATTGGGAACTTGCGCGCAAGTTGGCGGATGAATACCTCGTTGTCTACTGCCTGGATCAAATCTTGCACCCATGCGATAGGCGCAACAAGATAGCCGCCCGATGTGCCCTGGCCCATAGTGAGCGCGCGCCGCTCTACAGTATTTAGCGATCCCGATCCCTGCATGAGAAACGAGTTGAACGCGCGAGACTGCAAGCCTTCGACCGTCGATCGCGTCTCCTTATTGAGCTGGACAAAATTGCGACCGTGGATTTCCCAATCCTGAATGGCACGCATTTCGACTTCGGCGGTCGCGGGTTCCGATGGCCCTGCCGAGGCGTCGGGGTTAAAGCTTCGGCGCGATTGAGTGCCGGCTGCCTCCAGCCTCGCGAGCTTCTCAGATCGCTCAATTCGCCCAGACAAACCTGCAATGTCGGTTTCCATTGCCGTCCATTGGGTTTGTTCGTCAGCCGTAAACGATCGATTCTCGGTCGTCGCAAGATCGTTAAGCGCGCGCATCTGCGACACGGCTTGGCCTTTTAATGTATATAATTCTGTAGTTGTTTCCATGTCTTTTTTTTGGATTGTCTATGCCAATGCCGCTAACGTGAGCGCTCGGTTGCGTGTAGATTCTTCGATTTTGAGTCGTTCATTCTGTTGGTTTTTTTTATGTGCGTCGAAGCCTCGCGCCTCCACTGCCGTGCCTTCGTACGCCGGATAGGTCACGGGCGACACGTCTAGCAAGTCAGACACTTTTGTGATCGTGCGTACGACAACTTCAAGCCCGTCTTCAATCACGGTTTTAAATTCCTGCCCATCTTCTGAGACTTTAAACGCGAACGAGGATTGACTGATGTCGCCGCGCTTAATCAGCGTGTATAGATCCTTAGCCGCGCTCGTGTCTGGCAAATCAACCTCATACCTCAGGCCAATCTCATCCTCGGATAGTCTAAGTGTCCCGTTGGTTGTCCGCCCCAGGGTCAAAAGTCCTGATTCGTGATCGACAAGCGCCCGGACATCATTTTGCAACACGTCCGAGAAAGCTCCTCTATTGATGACCTCATACAGAGGAGCCCCTGGAGTTCCAAAGTTTCGCGATCGCTCTCCAAACTTTGCCGCGTGCCCAGTGATTGTCCTCTTGGTTCCGTCGGCATCGGCCTTTGCCGTCGAGCTTCCGCCCGCTCGTTTTTCTATTGTGTCGCTCATTCTTTTTTTGGCTCCGTAGGCTCCGTAGGCTTTTTCTCGTTCATGGACAAGTCTCTAAAGTATTCGTCACCTTCTGGCCCGTCAATCGGGTTCATATTTTCGATCGCGCGCCACTCATTCGCCGAGATTATTCCGTTCCGCCTCTGGATCTGGAGTGACTCTTGACGCGCCTTTGTCTCACCGCGAAGCAAGCCATCCATCTCAAATTCAAAAAAGTATTTGAGACGCTCACTCGCTGTTAGTAACGACATAGATAGACGCTGCTCCCATCTCACCAACCACGGGCGAATTGAATCTGTGAAAAAGTCAATCGATTGCTGTTCGATATTGGAAAACGTGGCGCGGTCGAGGTCGTAAATTTTGTGTGGAGGAACACGAAACATGCGGCAAATTTCGGAGAGTTGGAATTTGCGCGACTCCAAAAACTGAGCGTCGGTCGCCGTCATGTTCATGCGCTCGAGCGTCAGCCCATTCTCAAAAAGCGGGATCCCGTGGGACTTTGAGAGTCCTTGGTGATTTTGCGCCAAGGACTCTTTGATATTTTTGCGGGCGGCGTCGCCGAGTTGTCCAGGAGTCTTGAGGTAGCTCCCGACGTGGGTTCCGTTGCCAAAAAATCTGGCGCCAAACTCCTCGGATGCGATCGATAGCCCGACCGCTTCCCGCGCTTGTGCGATCGGAGACAATCCCACAACGCCGTCGTTTGACAGCCCGCGCACATGCAGGATTTCGGCCTGATCAAAAACGTCGGGGGTCCCGTTGGACTTCTGGAAGGAGTATTTTACGCGCTGGGTCGCAGTGTCGCGGAGCACGCCAACTCTGTCGGGGTCCATTGGTATCAGCCCCTTGACCCGGCCGGCCTGGTCAAAATCGATAAATGCAAAGCCATTGCCGCGGAGTGTGACGTGGTGTTGCATCATCTCCCGGAACTCGAGGGATGTCTGCTCCGGGTTGGGCGAGTCGTGCAGGATAGAGTAGAGCGGGTGTGTGGTTGCGCGGCGTTTGCCGGGCCGCCCTTTTTCGTTGGTCCGCTCGTATAAAAAAAGCGGCATCGAGGCCACGGTCTCAGCGATTAGACGGACACACGAAAAAACCGCGGACGAACGCATCGCGCTTGTCGTCGTAACTTCGACGCCCGAGGACGACTGTTGGCCAGCCCCGAACCACTCATTGACCTGCGCCTGCTCAAAATTTTGCAACAGGGTAGGGTCAACCGTCCGGCTTCGTCGTGTGATTTCTAGTCCTAGGACTCGCACGCCTAAAGTGTGCCCCAGAACCCAGCTAGGAGGTTAACGCCATGTTGCGCGCGGCGTCGCACATTTGAGAGAGTTCGCGATGTGGCGAGACAAAAAAATTGCGCGACCAAAGAAAACTTTGGTCGCGCTTGGATCTATCTAGAGCGGTTATTGGGGATAACCTATGAGAGTGTGTGCAGAGTCAAATTGCCCACGTCCTGAGAGTCGCCATAACGCGACCTATTCGCAAGCTATTTTTGTCGATCCCGCCAGTTGCGGTTGTGAAATTCGAAAGTGCGCACAATCTGCACCGACGAAAACCGCCCGAAGAATGGGCAACCCGCGCGCTTGAGTTCGCTCAAGGTTTTGATTGAGTAGCCCAGCGCGCGAGACAAATTGCCTTGTTGCATCCTATCCGCCTCGATAAATGTGTATTCGATGCCGTCCTTTGTAACCGTCGTAGATGTGTGATCTCTCATATAAATGTGATTCCCTGGCTGTCGTAGATGTTGGCTTCGTCGGCGCCGGCTACGATAGCCCGGCTCATTGCATTGAGTAGAGCCGACACGCCGTCAACTCGACTGTAAGAATTGCGCTTGTCTGGGATCACGTTGTTGTTCGGGTCAGCCCTCCCGACACAATTGGTCATCATCCAACGCAATACAGGGTTGCCGCCGTGAATCAGTTCACACTTCGCAATCTTTTTCTCTAGCGCGTTACATGCTGGCGACAAGCTAGCATGACCTTGTCTGACCATGACCATCGTCGCGCCCTGGTTCTCGAGGCTCGTTGCGAGTTCGACCGCCTTCCAAGGATCGTAACCGCATTCGACAACTTCGTAGTGTTCGGCGCTGTGTATAAAATCCGATTTGATAAACTCCAAATCTACAAAGTCCCCCGGCGTTGCGTTGACTAATCCGGCTTCTACCCAATCGTCGTATGGGACCTTATCCCGCGCCACTGCCTCCAGGATCGTATCCTCGGGAATGTAAAACGTCGGCATGATTGTCCACCGGCCATCTGTTGCGTCGATCGGAGGGAATAGCAAGACAAGCGCTGTAATGTCTCTAGTGCTCGAGAGATCAATACCTGCGTAACATTGCCGACCATTCAAAGATTCGTAAGGAATCGGGATGTCTCCCTCGTCCCATTTGCCCATGTTCCACATTAGCTCGGACCCGTCCGTCCAGATATTTAGCTGCTTGTTCAAGAACGCATTTTTTTTGCCCGGCATGTCCTTGGCTTTGTCTGCCATAATCCGCATGTAGCTCTCCGATTTTGAGACGCCGAGCATAGGGTTTGCCTTGGCCCATAGTTTCGGATCCAAGAAAAATGCAGGGTCGATCATGTCCTCGGGGTCAAGTGTGGAAATGAATCCAAAATACGAATCTGAATCAATCTTCGAATTTGGATCTAATACCGAAATGACGTGTTTCCGTTGTTGGTATCCTATGCCGTTTCGATCTGTCCCCGCCGTTGTGATTGCGATCATTAGCGGTTGTGAGCGCGCGCCCATAGCGTCCTCCAGCACGTCCCAGAGATCGCGCCCTTGCCAGGCGTGTAGCTCGTCCGCGATTACCCCATGAGGATTTAGGCCGTCTTGCGTTTTGGAGTCGCCGCCCAACGGGCGAAACTTGCCGCTGTTGTTTGGGCAAAGAATAGAGTTGTGACGCGTTACGCAAAGCTTGGAGAGAGCCGACGAAGCCTTGACCATCTTTCGCGCGTCGTCCCAAACAATCTTTGCTTGATCTTCTTTGGTTGCGGCTGCGTAGATGTCGGGGCCTGCTTCGCCGTCTGCCACTAGCAAGATGATTGCGATGGCGGACAAGAGCGTACTCTTACCATTTTTTCGCGCAAGCTCTATATAGGCGGTTTGATATTTGCGGAGCCCGGTCGCTTTGACTTTCCAGCCAAAAATAGAACCGACAATAAATTTCTGCGCAGGCTCCAGCATTAACGGCTGGCCTGCGCAGTCGCCTTTGTGGTGTTTGCAAAAGCCAATGAGATCGAATCTCGATTGTGCGTGGTCGAGATCAAAAATCAAATCGTCTCGCTCTAGGTCGTCAATGTGTCGTTGTGCCGCTTGCCGCACGTATAGACAAGCGGGAACGTCGCTGTTGGTTACGGACAACGCGTAGGCTGTCACTGAGTCGTGGTTTGCGCTCATTGGATTACTAATTACGGACCGGCTTTTTCGGTTTCGATTTTTCGATGATACCCATCAGCGAGTCCAACTCCGAATCTTGAGCGTCTGCGCCGAACCTTGAGCGGCTGGCAGGAGTCAGCCCAAGCTCCGGAAGTATGGATTTGATTTGCGAAAACGCCGCCGCCGCTAATTTGGCTTCTGGTCTGATCCTGTATGTGACCGACTTACCGCTCACAAACTCGTAAGTCATGCCATGTTTCTCGACAAATTCTTGATTTTTGCGCCAGGCCCAATACGTCCGCGCCAGCATCTCAATTGCCCACATATCGGCTTTGTCCCCGTATCCCATCTTTGCCAGCATCCGCGTAACTTCTCGGTACATAGACCGAGCGATAGGCGGGAGCGTCCGGTGTGGGCCTGGGATACCTTCCCCGGTTTCCGCGTCCGCGTCGTTGAGCGGTCGACCGCCTGGGTTGCCGTCCGCCTTACTCAGCGCCGTCGGTTTTCGTTTTCGTCCTTGGGAAGCCATAGCTATTTTTGTGTCACTTCGTGCCGGCTGATTATTTCGTTCAAGCTTTTTTTGATTACCTCAAATCGATCAGACGTTAACGGCATCATATTTTTAACTTTGGATGAAAAATAGAATTCGCCGACCATACTCCAAGTCTGCTATGTCGGACACGTCCAGATTCCTGATCCCTCGCGATACGTCCCCGCCCATCGCGTGCAACACTGTGCTCGCCCGAGACGCTGGAGATCCATCTACAAAGGGATCGACCCACCCATTAACATCGAGTTCAGATTGGAGGATAAAAAACTCACACGAAAACCCTTTGCCATTCGATCGCGCCTTTACATCTTGTGTCTGAGGCTTCGGCGCACAATCAAATATATAATCAAGCGCAGGCGCCAGTAAGTCAAAGTTTACGCGCGGAAGGCAAAGCCCGGTCGCGTATGTTGCACACAGTTTCACCAATTCGTCCTTCGGCGTTTCCGTGCCTTTCAGTTCCCCGACCGCAAAGCAAGCCGCACGGATTGCCTGGACTTTGTTCATTATCGCTTCGTCAATTTCTCTCATACTTTTTCTTTCAAAGTTCTGCAAGTTGTTTTTCGAGATCCTTAACGATCAACGCAATTTCTGATTCAACTAATTCTACAAGTTTAATGACGGACGGGCGCGCCGGACAGTGTTGGCAAGCTGCCACCATATCGCGCGGTATCCCTAACTTTTTTACGGCTTTAATTCCGGCTTGTATTGAGTTTGCTTTTTCGAGTGCTTCTTCAGTCATACTTTTTTCTTTTCGATTTCTTCAAGTCCTATCAGTTTCACAAATTCCGCCGCCGACAACTCGGCGCCGATCGCGATTCGGATCGCGCATTCCAAATTACAATTTTCACCTCGCGCCCAATTGTAAACGTTCGGACGCGAGAACCCGCACAGCTCCGCGAATTCCTGAACGTTGGTTTTTCGTCGATGGATTAGGTGCATGATTCGCCGCCCAAAGTTTTCATCGCGCTTGTCTCTCGGGTTGAGATCGCGCCTTACTAATTTTTTGGAGTTCATGGTTTGGATTGTAGGTTCTCAATCTATTTTGCGCTGCTCGTCTTCTGTCATTTTCGGTAATATGTCTGTGTCTGTGTCTGCCTGTCGCGATCCCTTGCCGCCTGCAATTTCTCGCGCTTGGCTTTGTCCGCCAACTTCTCAGCCGGCGCGGCATCGATTAGACGATAACTAATCGGCGGATGGAATCGGTCAGCCAATGTCTTTGACCCCTCGTGTATCCACCCGCTTATCCTCGTAAGCTTTGCCAGAAGCTCAACCGGCTTCTCATCGCCGAAGCTAGGCGCGCTAGTCGTGAGATGGTCAAAATATTGATCCTTGCGGTACGCCCGGACTTTGACCCACGTCAGGAGCGGCGCTCGATCTATCGGTTCCCACTTTTGCTCTAGGTTTTTCATTGTGTTTTTGTGATCCAAGATTCGATTTGTTGGGGTTGGCTGGTTTCGTTGGTCGTGCAGATTTCGCGAAACCGATCAAAAATTTCTGGCTCGAGTTTTACCGACAAACTGACCTTCGGGAAAAGTCTCGTCTTCTTCCGCCCGGCGCCTTCGCGTTTCCCGGCCCTTCCGAATCATCCCGTTCCACAAATGTGATTTCATCCGCACCGCTTATTTTAGATTCGTCCACGCGAGATCACAATCCGCAAAGTCTGTCGCGCCGTTTTGCTTGTCCCACACCAGCCAGCACGCGGTTGGCGGTAGGGCGTAATAATTGCCGCCGAAGATGATCTGTCTTCGCCCTAGGCTGCGCGCCAATGCCATCGTAGATTCGGCGGCTGTCGCATGGTCCCAGTCTGTCGGCGGGTAGATTGTATTCGCGACCATTGACTTGCCGTATCTACTCCCGCCCTTGGATACCATTTTTTTGTCCGCCGATATCCCATATGGCGGATCGGTTAGAAGAAGGTCAAACGGATCTTCGAACGTCGGCATGATCTCACGATTATCGCCGTGGTAAATCGTGACAAATTTGTCTTGGTAGTATGGTTTCATTTTTTCGGTAAGTGCACGACTGTGCAATTTTGGAACACTTCGCAAATTACTAGGCCCGTTTCGCCTGGTTTTTGCAGCGATTCTCACGATTTCGCTATTTTTGTGTGAACGC